TAAGATGAAACAAATACTGATTCGTCAAGGACTTCTAAAAAATGAACAGGCGTGAAAAATTAATTGCCTCTGCGCTTCAGGGGGATTTGGATACGACTAAAACCAAAATGCTTGATGCCACCATCAAGTTAATTCTTGGTGACATGGGGCAACACTACTGCAAACTATGGGATGCAGAAGGGCCTGGCATCATGGTGTTCCAGCCCACCAATAAAGAACGGTCAATGTTCTTTATGACACTAAAAGAATTGCATTCAGCACAAGAAAGTTGCGAACGAGAAGACAATGGTGACCTCGCAGAAACGTTTAGACGCATACTTGCGGCGGCGCAAAAAATTAATCCGGAGGAGAAAGCTGGATATCTTGTTAACGATAACGATGGGATGCGTTATCTTGAGATTGATTATTGCCAGGTGAGTGAAAAGTAATGCCATCCTTCCGTGGTAACGCTCACACTGATACGTTTGAGTGGGTGTCTGGCGCTGATTTAATCAATTCTGCGCAGATGCTAATGGGTGGCATAGACCTTGACCCTGCAAGTTCTGCTGTAGCAAACAGCTACGTCAATGCTGAACACTTCTATACGCCAGAAGATGACGGCTTGAATGAGCAGGACTGGTTTGGAAATGTCTACGTGTTCCCGCCAAACTACACGTACTTTTGGGACATTAAGTCCCAGAGATGGAAACGTACACGCGGTTTATCCCACACCTTGATCTCAGGGTACGCACTGTGGTGGCGTACGTTAAAACGCAAGTGGTTATCGGGCGAGATCAAGCAAGGGCTTTACTTTGGCAACTGCCCCGACATGATTCGTTATGCACAAGATATTTTTGATTTTCCCATCTGCTTTTTAAAAAACACTCCCATGCTTCGGCGCCATTACTTTGAAGATGGACGAGTCGAGGCTAAAAACACGTGCAGTTCTTTTATTGTCTACCTACAGCCAAGTGATGGCCTGGATGACTACACCCAAAATTTCATTGACATTTATTCGGAAAAGGGGCGGATCATCACCTGATTATGTAGACTGATTATCGAATCAACGGTCTTATGAGCGTACTAGCCGACTGGGAAATCAAGGAGCTGGCAGAAAAAGAAGAGATGATTTCTCCTTTCGTTGATCGCTTGATCAACAAAGAAGATGGCAGGCGACTTCTCAGCTATGGTCTCAGTTCCTACGGCTACGACATTCGCCTTTCACCAAAGCAATGTTTAATTTTTGGTAAGATCCAGGCGGGAGATTGCGATCCCAAAGCTTTTGATGAAAACATCTTAAAGCCGGCCGAATTACTGGAAGATGAAAAGGGTGAATACTTCCTGCTTCCACCCTATGGCTACTGCCTGGGGGTAGCAATGGAACACATCAAACTCCCTCGTGATGTGACCGTGGTTGCGGTGGGCAAGTCGACGTATGCCCGGTCGGGTATCTTGGTAAACATCACGCCTGCAGAAGCTGCATGGGAAGGGCACCTAACCCTTGAAATCAGCAACTGCACGGGACTGTTTAATCGCATCTATGCCAACGAAGGCATTACGCAACTCCTTTTCTATCGTGGTGAGCCCTGCCACGTGAGCTACCAAGATCGCAAGGGTAAGTACCAGAACCAACCCTATGAGGTTGTCTACAGCCAGGTCTAACCAAAACCGTAGAAGGTGCCGCCACTGCGTCCTGGTTTCCTTGCGTAGTTGGTGCCACCAGCCTCACCAATGCGATCCCCAAGGTTTGGAATGGTGACTCCCCCAATGGTCGCCTCAGACCTTGGGGTTTTTCCATTCATGGTCGTATCTTGCAGCATACGTGTTTGCTGAAATTTCCCAGCACTTTTAGATGCCCTTAGAAACTTTGCAATCCGATCTTGAGGGTCGTTAAGACTTTCTGCAGATGCTCTTGCGTCTGAAACAACTCGACGCAGGTCAGTATCGTACGCCTGTTCTGGGTTTAGGTCAGAAACTTCAGCTCCAGACGTACCAGAATCGTTGCGTGGGTCGTATGTAGCGTCGAAGAATCTTGCCATGATAATATTATAAAAACAGTAAATCAAGCCACTTAATAGTCATGCACGGCGCGGCGGGGTTTTTAGATAGTTTTGTCCAAGACGAACTGAATTGTCGTTGTCTTAGCGAAGAAGATTTTGGCGCACCTCTCGCCAATCAAAAAAATGATGTACCCTTAATGGATATGTACAACAGAGGGTTGACCTTATGTCAGGACGGAAGGGAACGGACAAACTTGGCGCTCGAGGGGGGACGGCCTGGAGCAACGGGCTATATTCCAACAATGGAACAGGGAGTGATGCTGGGAGCAGCACCGAAGCCCAAGACCTTAGTTCTGGATCTGGGAGCACCGAACGAGGAACTGATGGAACAGTCTCGTCTTCGCCGTGGTTTGCGCCGATAATCAGCGACTTGACTGAGTGCAAGGATGGTGTCTGCCCAGTGCCCTGGGCAACCAAAGAAACGACTCCTGTGCTCCAGGAAGACCTAGTGAATCATCCTTCGCACTACGCAGAAACAGGTGGAGTCGAATGCATTGTATCTATTGAAGCACAATTAACAACTGAAGAGTACGAAGGATACCTAAGGGGCAACTGTGTCAAATATCTATGGAGATGGAAAAACAAAGGTGGAGTGCAAGACTTAAAAAAATGCAAATGGTACTTAGAGCTTTTAATAGAAATACACGACTCTAAGTAATTATTCAGTCCTGCGGTTGTGTGTGCGTATTGCGTGGCAACATGCGCACACAACTTGACATTTTTCAATTTCTTTTAAAACTTCACTTAAAGGTTTGAGTATTCCTTTTGAGATTGCAAAAGATTTTCTTTTACCTGGAAGATGATCAAACTGTAAAGCTTCTGAGTGTTTATTGTAGCCACAATCAAAGCATTTTCTTGATAGCTTTAAATCATCGATGTATTTTTTACGCTCCTCTCTTTTCTTTTTATTGTTTTTACAATTTAATTCATTTGCTTTGGTTTTGTATTTCTTAAATGTCCCCGGGGAATACCAACGCTCTAAATAGTAGCCTTTCCCATCTGTTTTGTTTAATAGATAACACGAAAAATAATAACCATCTTCTCTTTGCTCTCCCTGCTTGAACGGCTTATTTGTTTCCGGATTCAAGCGTTTCATTTTGCTATAGACACTAAGTGCACTATAGCAAAAATCAATGCATTATACGGAAGTATTCAAAATGGCTGAAGATCGTCTTCATCCTCGTCCTCGTCGTCGTATAAACATGCGGCGGCGAGTTCTGCTAGCTCTAGATCAGTGGGAATATCAAAGTCAATGTCAATGTTTTCAGATGCCATAATCTCTTTTACTGCATACCACTCCATCAGGCGTTGATGGTAGAGGTTCAGCAGAGCAGCGTACAGGTCGTCCCAGGTCATCTCTTGGGCTGCAAGCTCAGCTTTGCGCATCGAGAATTGAAGCTCTAGAGGAAGTTCAAATTCCCGTGGCTCTACTGAACGCTCCATTCCGCTTTGCACGTTTTTAATGCAACTATTCTAATTCTACCTGTCAAAGACAGTGTTGAAATCATCGGGGCCGTATTCATCAGAACTGCAAGAGTCCCAGGGTTTTTCGCTGACCCTAAACTCATTTGCAAACTTGGACAGCACATAAGGATTCAGGCTTTCTTCCAGGTGCTTAATAGCTTGTAATTCGTGTGCAGCCCCAGAGTAAACGCGGAATGCCGCCAGCAAAATCTGTGCACAAGGCTGGATAAATGCATCGGTGTCCCGAAGCAACAAATTGGTTTCTTCTCGGCGCCTATCAAGAAGACTGCCAACAACTTGATGATCAACATCAAAAACCCACCTGGTCATTTCTTCTGTAACTTCCTGTAGGTCTTCGTGTTCCAGGTTGTCAACAATGCTACTGTAGAAAAAAGACTCCCACCCAACAGAATGGATGAATGAAATCAAAGCTTGCCTAACAGAATTACTAATGCCAATATTGAGCTTAGACAGTTGTGTATCAATAACATCTACTTCGTGAAACAAATATTCAAGCGCCTTTTCTTTGCTGCATAGATGGCCTCGTTTCACTGGAGATCCATCAGGATAAAACTGTGTGCCATATCCAATAGTGTACGGTTCTCCACCTGTGCTTGGATCAGCGTAGGCTTTCTCGTTAAAGCCCTCATGCTTGCAAATTAAATTAATTGCAGACGTGTAATCGGTCATGAGGACAACGAAACATTACCCCAATCATACACAATTTTTAAGTATCCTATTGACACTTGTTCGTCCCACCCCCACTAAACGGGCTATCGTAGCTTTGTTTTTTATTTCTTTTGAAAGACGGATAACCTCTTGCTTTTTTTCTTCGGTTATGCTGCATCTTCTGTTTTGAACTTGTTGTTTATTGGGAATCCACGTACAATTATCGGGGCTGTAGTGAGCATTTACATCTAACCTTTCCACCGTATAGCCACTAGGCCTTGCCCCCATTGACTCACAAAAATTTTCAAATGAGTCAAACAAATTTTTTATTCCTCTTCCTCCATAGTTAGGATAGTCTTTGCAGCTTGAGTTGCTACAACGATAATTTATTGAGGTCCAAATTTTATATAAAGGATGCTTGTAATTACCATGTTTTTGTGCTTTTTCTTTTTGTAAACACCCACAACTTTTTGTTTTACTAGAGACCAGCGACATCCCATAAGTTGTAAACTTTTTTCCACATTCACATAAAACAACCCAGCGTGATAACTGGTGTTTCACGCTGGGACTATAACCAAGAACGGTTAAACGACCGTAAACGTTGCCCGTTAAATCAATAACGGCGTGATAAAACTTCTTAGCCTTGGCCACGATAGCGTTTTTGCCCAGGCTTTAGCTTAGTACTTTTAGAACGCCCTTGCCGCGTCTTCTTGGGCTTGGATTCAATTTTAATGGAGGAGCTTGACTTTGGTTTTGCCATGGTTGTCACCAGTTGTAATTACAGGCCCACCATCCGGGAGTCAGTTTGTCCTTCTTCTCGGAACAGTTGTGCCTGGCCTTAAAGTTAGCACGTCTTCCCTCGTCCTTGTGCTGCGTGTAATCTTCGTAACCTCTGGCACCAAAACGGACAATACCTTCCTTGCCCCCTTGGCACGCTTTTACCACGTACTTGTGCTTATCCCCTGCCGGTGCACGTTGTGGCTTATTACAGGCCATCTTATCCTTCTGAAATCTTTTTGCGGCACTAGCCGCTTTTTTGCGTTTATCAGCCATTAGAAGGAACCAAAGAAAGAATTAGAAAAAGGATTCGACAAATCAGATGAACCAGTCTTGCCTGCTGTGGGAGAAAGGTTTAAACGTGACTTAAATTCCGAAAGGATATCACTACCTCTTTTAATTTTAACCGGAGAACTCGGTTCTTCCTCTTCTTCCGTATCTTCGTCTGGGAAAAAAGAGAAGTACTTACTTTTAGGTGCCGTTGTACTTGATGTTGTTTTTGCGGGCGCTTGCTCTTCCTCTTCTCCAAATGAAGACAAACTTTCGAGTTGTCCAATATCCGCAAAAGGATCCCCTGTTGGCTTGAAAGAATAAAGATCAACTGGCGACTTGCCGCTGTAAATATTTTGAAAAATTTTCTTATCTTCTTCAGTCGCATCAGGCATGAAATCTTTGTAAAACTCTTCTTGGTTTCCCTGGTACCCCGCTGATTTAAAACGATTAAACAGCGCATCATCCACTTTTGCAACTTCTTCTCTTTTGTCAGAAGCGCGTTGAATGTATTCAACTCCCAAAAGCTCTTGCGTTGGAGTCTCACTTTCTTGGTTTAATTTTTTAATTTGTTCTCTAATGTCCAGGGCATCCGAGCTGCGGATGCTATCAGAAATCATCTTCTTTAATTGAGTAAGATCTTCTGTATTTGGATCCAGGCCATAAAGCTTCAAGACCTTCTCTGTTTGTTCTTTATTTTTTAACGGGTCTAGTTTATTTACAAACTCATCGGCAAACTCTTCTGGGTTAACAAACTGACCAAAAACCGTTCCAATTTTTGCGTACTTATCGGCAAGGTATGGCGTCAGTACTTGCTTTAAGTAGATCTGCGCAATGCGTGGGTTGAATACATCAGGAGCCGAGTCGTATTGCCTGGCTTGTCCTAGTACTTCATAGTGCAACTTGGCAAAATCTTCTTTGTTGTTTACGTCAAAACCATATAAGTATGCCTTGGCCTGCCAGTTAATGTCGTTGCCCTTATCATCTTTTGTTATTTGCCCAGCCTTTGCTTTCTCCCAATCATTTGCAATATTAGTCTTTTGTTTAATGTATTGATCGGGAATGGTACTACCCCATTCTTTTTGAAACTGATCCCCTAGCAACACCGGAGCTTTTCCTTCCGTGCCAACACCTTTTTTAAGGTAGTATTGGCCTGGGTCAAAATAATAATCAGAATTAAACTTACTTGTCCCCAAGGAGTCAAGCGCCTTCATCCAAGAAACAGAAGCTGATTCCGCTGCATTTTTTAAACTTTGTAGACGGTCTTCCGTTTGAAAAATGTTTTGCTTATCTTTGTCTACATTGATGTAATCCCTAAATTCGCTGATTGATTTTGACGCGTTAAACCTAGGCATCAAATAATCATTAAAAAAGTCTTGCGCAAATTGAATATCAGAGTCAATTCTTTTGCCTGGCTCCAGGTAGTCCGCTGGTTTTTTGTTGTAAATCTCTTGCGCTTTTTGTTTTTCTTGTTGTGTAGCTGCCGGGTTGTTTAATGTTTCGTGCGCATCATCGTAGTCCAACCACTTGACTAACGTGTCATTATCAACCCAACCTTTGGCACGACGTGCTGCTTCATAATCGATCCACTCTTGTTTTGTTGTTTTACGTTGGTTAATTGGAACGTAATTCTTGGGTAAATTGGCTGCATTAACTTTTTGCTGAGCACTGATATTACCAGGATCTTTTTTTAACGTATCATATGCATCGTCATATTGTTTCCAGGATTTAACCTGTTCTTTCGTGACAAAACCATTGTCAATATTGCGTTGGTAACCAGGGACGTAATCATTCGGTACGTCTAGGCCACCCGCATATTTTTTCTCAATCTCACCAAAGAACCATTTTTCCCAGTTATATAACAAGCCATTGTTGCTTCCAAATACTTTTCCTGTGTCCAGTGACAGGTTAAATTTTTGAGCAAGATCATCTTTTTGCTGCCCACCCAAAGAAAGAATGCCGCCGACTCCTGATTCTTGCAAAATAGAATTTGCAATATTCTCACGCATACCAAGAATCTCTTGGCCGAATGAAGTGCCACTTAATAGGTCAAACTTTTGCTCTGCTTTTTTTGCTTCAATCAAAGCCCTGCGTGAGTCTTCTAAAAACTGCTTTTGAAATACGGCTGCCCTTTCGGTTTGCTTAGCTTCAGCTTCGCCCGCAACCTTAGTGAGCGCTGTGTCGTATTCCGATAACCTTGTGTCAACCGCTCCTACTTCTTTATTGGCTTGAATATCTTTAATTAACTTCTGTGCACCTGGATACTGGGTCGAGTCCAGTTGATATGCTTTGGTCAGCAGTTCACCAAAACCAGCCTCTGACTGGATCTCTGGCTCGGCCCCAGTGGCTTCCTTTACTGCTTCGTAAAGCTGTGCCCAAGGTTGTTTGGCCTCTTTGGGAAAACGCTCTGCATATAAAATTTCCGACTTCGCGGTACTCCATTGATCTTTTAATTGTGCGTTGCTGGTAACAAGATTTCTGTATTGACTAGCAATGTCGCGAAGTTGATAACCTTCAGTTGTTTGTTTTAAGCCGAGAATATCGGTCGCAATTTTATCGCGTTCAAACTGACGAGCAGCATCTGTTTTGCCAGGGACAGATTCTTCTACCTTGCCATATTCAAACCCATCGGTAGGTGTAAGAGGCTTGAAACCTGGATCGCGCTCGCCTTTTTTCTTGGCATCGTTTTGACCAATATTACTGTAGTGCCAATATGAATAAGCTTGATAGTTAGGGTATCTACCAAGAATATCAAGGTTTCCTTCTGCTGCTGCTTTGTCCCATGTTTCTTTAGATGTTTTACCAATGGCAGTTGATCCATAATAATTTGAATCAAAACGAATTACGTTCTCAAAACCTTCAAAAGGAACTTTGGAGCCGGTTTTTGTATCCCAAGGGGAAACAACTTGAGTGGTGTAGAACGAGTCAAAAGCAGCCTTAACATTTCTCTTAACTGATTCATCTACACCAGAATTCTCAATTGTTGCTTTGTATTGTAAATATTCACCGGGCTTGGCCACTTTTGCGTAACCATCTATTGCCTTGTATAAAGAATTGACCTTTTGGGCTTCAGTGTTTTTTTTAGTGTTTCTATCGTTATCTCCGCGAGCAATTAATTGTTTTTCTTTTAACGCGTTTTCCGCCTCCCATGGTTTTGGGTTAGGAATACCTGCTGCATTTAATGCATTAATTACATCCTGATAACCACCGTTAACGGGAACAGTCGCCGTGCGTTTAACTTGCACGGGAATGAGTGGATATGTTGTTTGTCCTTTTATTACGACAGGCTGAGTACTACGCTCGTATACCCATACATCACGAGTAATAGATACAGTATTTGCTATTGGATTCTTTTCGTTTTCATAGCCAATGCTCCATTGTTTTTTGCTTGCATCATATGAAATTGGCATCTTAAACAGCTTCCCTAAACACGGTTAAATCACAAACAAAAACGTCAAATGGTTCTTGTTTGATCCAGGCATTAATTCTATCCATCCTAGCTTGAGTAAAGAATTCTTGCTGTTCAAACCAATCGTTCATCTTGGCACTTGCCTTGGACGTATTGCATCTGCGACAGGCTGGAACAAGGTTAGTTCTGTTGCTCGACCCTGATTTAAACCTGGGAATTACATGATCTAATGATGTGGCATCCGCCTCGCAATAAGCACATTTACAGTCCCAGGCGTCGTATATAGCTTGGCGGTAACGTTTCTTGGCTAGCTTCGGAGTTAATTCAATGAGCAGGGCGAGGGGTTCCTGTTCGCAATTGAACATACTCTTTTGTGCTGTTAATCTATTTTAATTTGACCTGTATTTGTTCTCACTTAAGTAAAGAGATAAAATTTTTCTTAAGTCTGTTGACAGGCCCTTGACGTGGTGTAAGTTACGTCTGTAAGCACCTCCTTGGTCATGGCTAAGCATCCCGGTTGGGTCTCCGTTCAGCAAGCGGAAGAACTCCTCGGCATTGATCGCAAGACTCTCTTCAAGTATCGCGACAATGGTACGCTGAAACTTGGCCCGCACTTCGCTGCGTTCCCTGAGACTCGTTCACGTGACAGCTACCGCTGGAACGTTTCTGCCGTGCGCAAGCATCTGAAAAAACTTGAGATGCAGCCAACTGCTGTCTGAAGCTGATTAAACGTTAATCAAATGCCCCGTCCTGAACGGGGCTTTATTTTATCTATTCTTCTGGCGGAATGCCGTTCACGTAACCAGACCAAGCTAGTCCCACAGCTTCAATTGTTGATATCTCACCTGAAGCAAAAGGTAAGTGCACAACATCTCCAGCATGATAAATGGTAGGCCTTCCGCTTACTTGGACCTCACTAAAACCGTATTTACGAACATCATCCTGCTCTTGTGAGTAAATAAAGTTTGTATCTACAACATCTCCAAAGTTTGGCGTTGTCATGATGAAGAAGGATTTTGACCTAACGATGGCTTGTATGCAGTGCCATCTTTGTCATACATTGTAAAGCCTCTCATCATGACAAAGTTAGCGGGAATGTTAAACAGTTTCTGCATCATCGGCATCATCATTGGTGATTGGCAATTGTATGGAGGTACATCCATCATCGACAAAGATGTTCTTGACAAGTCCGCCGCAATCAACTCCTTCTGTTCGTTTTCAGTTTGATCAACCAATCTTTGCTCCCACGCAGCCATACTTCCTTCTTCTACTGGAAAATCAGACGGCTCTGGCGGGAAATTACCTTCTGCAAACTTCATGGCATAGATGTGTTTGCAATAACGCATCTCATCTAACAACGGTGCCCAAAAGTCAGTAATTGATGTGATCTGACCGTTGGCCGAAGTATAGTCTTCGTAGGACGGCATCCCTTCCGCCCTCGAACCAGGGATAGACGGATTTGCTGTGCTTCTTAAGTATGTTGCACCAAACTCTCGATAGACGCCAGCAAAATCTCTGGTAGCATCAGGATCCACAGTAGATATTGTATTGACTTCAGGCGGAACCGTATATTGTGCTGACGGCGCAATAATATCCATCTTCCTATCAACAGTTGCACTCGTCATTGCATTGTTATTTAGCTTTCCATTCAATCTTGTTTTTTCGTATCGACCGGGCTTAATGGAAGCAATGCTTGTTCTTGGAAATATACGCTTTGTCCCTTCGCCAAGATTGTTCATGAACGAGTAATCACGATGTGTAAAATCTTGGCAAGAGCAACAGTATCGTGCACCTGTTATCAAGTATCTATTAGGGCTTGGGCCTTTGGTTGCTGGTGTGATCAACGCAGCGTCAGGTGTGGCTTCAACAGAACCCGACTTACGGAGCTTTAAGATTCCAGTGAACGGATACGTTTCCACAATGACAGCTTGGATGTAGCCATATCGTTTTTGCGTTGCCGGATCAATTGTTTCTTTGGTGATCGGAGGGTCACCAACATTAATTACGCGGTCCTCCAGGATCTCCCCATTGATCGCTCTAAGGCCGTTAGGAACGCCAGGAAGGGCTACGTAGAACGGTGGGGGTAGTGGATTGCTCGTGCTCCAGTTACCGGCCAGCTTGACGTACCAGTACGCGGTATCCTCCGTCACCATTTCAATGTAAAGCCTGGTGCCTGTCGTCTTGTCAATCAAGTTGTCGCATCGCAAAGAACCCGCCAGTCGGGTCCCTGCCCAGTGCATACCAAACTCTTTGTTCTTAGTGGGGAATCCGATGAAGGTTCCAGGGATGGTTGGTTGTGCTGCTGCAACGGAAGCAGGTGTTCCAGCTGGTACAGGAATTACGTAGCTAAAAGGATACTCATATGCATTGTCGTAAAAACAAGCAGTGGCAATTTCATACCCTCTGCGCCAACGGGACCATGCCGATTCTCTGTTTATTGCGCTTAATGAGTTAGGTACAGAACCAGAGGAAAATTCAGTTGTAATAGGTTTTAAACGAAAAGGATCCTTGTCAAAAGATTTGACAAAGGATCCGAACTTATCTCCGCCCTTTGGGGCCATGCCTTAGAAGAAGCCGCCTTGCGCAATAACGTGAGCCCCTGGAAGATAACCAGAGCTGTTGGGACCGTCAGGGAACACACCAACGTAAATACGGTCGCCACGTTCCAGGTAAATGCCTTTGTTACGCAGGGGAGCAGTCTCACCAAGGCCAGTCGTATTACCTGCGGCAACTGCAGGCACTGCCAATTGCGGCATCAGATCCGAACAATCAACGGTCTGTGTATTTGTGGGGACCGTTTTAGCAAATAAAATGCGGTAGTCACCCGAACCAGGAATGGGAGTTGTTGTACCACGCGTGTGGTAAAACACAAAGGTTACAGCTTGCTGGTAACCATAGGAAATACCGTTATAGGCAAAGCCAGACGCAGTACCGCCCGAATAATTCAATGCAGTATTAATACCAGTCAGCGTGGCCGCACCGGTATAGGTGTAATAACCATAACCGGAAAAAGGTGCACCACCGCCGGTCAGGATTCCTGTCTGTGAAATAAATACAGTCTGGCCGCTGACCAAAGAAATGGGCGTACCAGAAGTTGCCGTCTTGACTTCATAGTCTGCATCACGGTAATAATCATTACGCGTGATGGTAATTGAATCAATGACACCACCAGAGCTATTGTCTTCGCTTAAGGTTGCGTCCATGTCAACCAAAATAGAAGGCGCCTGGCCACCCTGCACAAATAACGTGTTGGTAGCAGCACTGCCAACTGTTTGCGTTGTGACTCGCACCACGTCAATAAGCGGGCGATCAACCAATAAAGGCTGTTTATTTGTTGATGTCGATGACATTTACTGCTTCCGGTATGCAGCCTTTCGTGCTAGGCCGCTTGTGTTCTGTAAGCTCATTCTAGCTGAATTAGCTTTCAGCAAAACTACCCAGCGGTCCGAAGGGTGTATTGGGCATCTTCATCGATGCCCTTGCAAGAAGATCAGGATCTTGCTGAAGAGCGAGAAAACGCTGGAACGATTCAGACCTTGGTGCCCCAGCAACGGAAGAAGCTAAACGATTGAAATCATCTACCTTGTACAGCTTGGCAAGTCTGTATTGAATATCCCGAGTGGGGCTAGGCTTGGCAGAGTCTTTACCAGAGAGATAACGGTTGTAATCTCCTGGTAATACATCTTCGCTACCAACGTAATCTCGACGGTCCATTAGTACACCTGGAACGGACTGACTGCACCAATACCCATAATACCTTGCGGAAGTATCGTGGGAATTACTTGTTGCTTAAACGCCTCAAGCAGTGTATTAGCAGTCGTGCTTTGATCTTCTTCTTGGCCACCAGTGAGATCAATGCCTGCCGCTGCTAAACGGTAAGCAACACTTTGCTTCTCACCAGGGAGAGCTGGAGGTGCAAAATCAATCCCGCCTTCTAGAGTCTGCAGCTTAGGCAGTACATCACGAGCTGCACGCATCCGGTTCTCATCCTTGGGGATACCGGCACGTTCAAAATCGCGACGAAAAACTAAAGCAGCTTGCTCAGGTGATTGTGCTTTGCGTAAAGATTCGGCAGCACGGCTTTCAGGTCCTTGTAATTCATGTAATAAAAAGTCGGCTTGCAATCCGGCATCACCTGGATCAAGCTTTCTATTTTTTGCAAAATTAACAAGGTCAGTCTGACGGCTTCCCGTCCACTGTGCTAACCCATACCCGCCACGTCCCATAGGCCCGCCAACAGCGCCACCCTCGTTTACACGGGGATTAAAGCCAGACTCTTGGGAGATATTACCAAGGACGCCTGCAATCTGTGCGTTGCTATAACCTTGTTGCTTTAACTTGCGAGCAACAATAGCGGCGGCGGGATTCAATGACATATTGTTCTCCTTATTCTCCTACCCAATTTGAACTTGCTTTGAGACCAGGAATAAATACGGTTTGCAGCGCAAGGGTCGTAGCTAAATAGGTCAAAGTACGTTTAACAAACTTGGGACAGAGAATCATGGTTTTAAAGCAACAACACTGGCCCCCGTAGATCAAAGATCTGTGTCCAGTTGGCTGGGCTTACATGCTATGCAATGCCAGATAAATCAAATGGGCTGGAAGTTCAGCAGCTTCTTGGCGTACGTATTAGCAAACTTTTGAGAGGCGTCGCTACCAAAAGTTTCTTCTTGGCCAGGAATGGGACCTAACCCATAGGATTGAGGTTGGCTCAACTGGGAATAAGTAGGAACTTCACCAGTAGATGCAGTAGGTGCACCAAGGGGTTGGCTGCTTAACGTCGGCCCCTCCATGAATTTATTGAAGGTGCTTGCGGTCTGCATGTTGTAAGCATTGGTCAACGCATTGGGACCAATTGCACCCATGCCTAAGTTGACCGGGGTGACGCCAGTGTAACTACTAGTCGCCGGAGCCCCAGAGTTGCCAAGGAATCCTGCAGGAGCAGTGCCAGTGAACGCACCCAAGTCGGCAGGAGCACCCATCTGACCAGCGTTTAAGGTGCGTTGGATAGCATCGTAACCTGATTGACCAGGCTTGACTTTTGCTGCGAGTTTGGGATTTGCCTTTGCCCACATCTGCATCCCCATATCTTCTGCAGATTGTTCAGCTTCAGAGCCAGGGCCAGCTGCAACTGCTTTTTGGCGAGCCTGTTCGTAACGCTGAAGTTCGGGGTCTTGTGCGGTCAGCTGGGCAACACGTGAAACTTCCTGTTGATAAGCACGTTCGGCAGCAGGCGAAGAGCTTGAGCCTGAAAATGGCACTTGCGCAGAAGGGGGCACATAGCGACCATACATGCCGGTTTGTTGTGCTTGCTGTGAGGGGGCAGTGTAAGGAACGCGCCCTCGCATAATTTGTCCTCCCATATACTGCAACTCGTTCCAGGCAGAACGACCTGCATCTGTATTTTTTGTAGAAGGAATAGAGCGAAGAGTTTTATCCAACAAGGAACCTGAGCGCCCCTGGTTAAACAACGCAGCACCTGCAAGAGGCGCAGCAACAAAACGATTGATTGCGCCTCCTAAACCAGCAAGTTCTTTGCCCATTGCAAAGCTAGGCATAATTACCTCCAAACCTCATGTAAATAAATACGGGAACCAACTGCCGTATCAGCAGGTCCAGGTAATGCCTGGATAAATTCTGCACCAGAGCGTTCGTAACGGTAACGTGCCTGGTACGGATCTTTGTAGTTGGGAACGTAAAGAATGCCGGCTAAGCGATTTGTTTCGTAGAGATAAATCTCGTCCCAAACTTTTAACGCTTCCTTGGCATTACTTGACCGAATGGTACGGTCAACGTCGCCAACAATATTTTCAATCCGAGTAGAAGGAGAAGATGCAACCTCTGTCTTCTTTTCGGCCGTATCGCAACGCCCAATCTGGATAACAATTTTATCGTAGAAGTAGGAATCGGGGACCGTATTCATCGCTTCTTCCAGACGAGCGTAATCACCCGCTGGCACAGAAACAGTGAAGTATCCCAGATGATACCTAATCCTACTTTTGTCGAAGTCGCTAAATTGCACTTCTATGTTCCAGTGTACCTTTTATTATAAAAGCAACAAATCAAGCGACAGTGTCACCGGGCTGATCTAGGATCCCCGCAAGAGGATTCATTGCGTTCTGAAGAATCCCGCCCAATATTTGACTTTTAAACGCACCCAGTAATGATTGAGGTTCTCTTGTTTGCTTCTTCTCGCGTGGCTGATAATTAGTGCCAAGCATAAAAGCTTCAATCAAATCATTTGTTTTGCCTTGGGCTTCTTCGTATGAAACACGAGGAGTTGCCGCCACGCTTGTATTGGTGAGATCGGTTGCCTCACCAAGCGTTTTCATGTGGCCGTAACCAAGTTCGTACTTATTGTCTCCTGTGGTCCAGGTAGCAAGATTCCCGTAGCCTCCTGCATTGGGACGCGGAGTGAACTTGACATCCCCTTCTACGTAGATCTCTGTGCCCTCCTGGCCGCCGTAATCAACACCCCTATGGTACGTACTTGCGCCAGGGATGCCTGTGTTACGTGGCCCCCAAGAAGAAGTCTTTGTTAAACCTGCTGCAGGGTTTAAGATCAATTCCCCTTTGCTATCTGTGATGTACTTAGGCACCCTGTTGGCACCCACTCGTACGCCTGTAAATTTACTGCGATGATATTCAGGGTTTTCGTACTCGCCAGTAACAAGGTTTTTTACATATGCATGTAAATGCGGGCCACTGGAAACACCAGAGGAACCGAGCTGACCTATCCGCGTAATCTTTGCCATGCTTGTATTTTAAGACAAGAAAACCCTCGGTTTCCCGAGGGCTACTTGAGATGAGAATCAAACCCTAATCAGATCAGCAGCCATTACAGCATTCCAATCCACCCGTTTAATTTGCTTTAACTGCTCAAGACTGTTAAATCTTTCACCCGATAAAGACATCTGAAGATCTTTAATTTCCCGAGCAGTCTTCAGACCAATGCCTTTGATGTGATCAGCGATCATTTGGGCGGTGGCTGAATTTACATTTAATCGGGTATCGGGAGGGAAGGTGCGTGGCTCGTCTTGTGCTGCACGATCTTTAACCTGAAGAGTCTTAACTTTTTTAGTTGCAGATTCGTCAGGCTCAATCTCTGTTTTGTAAACGGTATAAAGGCGACCGTCTTGGTCTTCGACCATGAACCAATCACCGTTATCCCATTCGCTTACAACTTTGACGCGTGCGCCGGTTTTTTTGTGCTGATACAACATAAGGACCAGGGAATTAATCTCTGGTCCTAGTTTACATTAATCAGCTAACAGTGCGACCGGTCAGGTAGCCGTCAATGTCTTCGTAACCAGGAGCTTCATCAGGCTGGATGTAGCACACTTCCACGACCAGGTAACCGGTGCGGCCAGCGCTTGCATCACCACTTGAGATGTAGAAGCCACCGGAAGTAGTGGTGCTGTTGGCGGTTTCCTTAGCAAACACCTTGAGGGTGGTGGATGCAGTAGCAGCGTAGTTGACGTTACCAGCGGTCACACCAGCAGCGCCACTAGCAATCAGGAAGGGGTTGGTGCCATAACCAGCGGTACCACCAGCGAAGTAGATTTCGCCAGCTTGGGTGCCGGAAACGGTGGAGGTCAGGTTGGCCTGAATCACACCTTCGCCCACACCAGAAGCGGCGGTGGGGTTGCTGGAGCTCACGCGACCGAACGAGATCACGTTACCAGTAGCTGCATACACACCGGAAGCAACGCGACCGTCGCCCCAGCCGGAAGCCACGGAGATCGCAGTGCGATACACGTAAGCAGGCAGGGTGCTGGAACCAGAGATCACCATGCCGGTGATGTCGGTACGGGTGTCGTCATTCCGGTAGGGGGAAGGAACGATCACATCAGCAGAAGCAACAGGGCCAACGCCAGAGGTAGCAGTAACTGCCACGTAACCACGCTGCTGGAAGTAGCGGTAACCAGGGAGGGCCAGCACAGAGGTGGGGCCGCCCTTGGAGCCATCATTGGTGCCGGCATAATCGGCGTCAATGTTCTTATACCAGCCGTTCAGGGGCTCAGCCCAGTTGCCGGGATAGATTTTCTTAGCGGACAAATAGGTCATTTATTTTTCCTATAGTTTAGTTATTGTTTATTGATCAGATGGTGCCGTCATCTTGCACATAGCTGAACGCGGTGGTCACGAAGTCCTTGTTCAGGATTTCAAAGCCGGCGTACAGTTGCCAGATAAGGATGATGAAACGGCTGAAGTCATCGTTGTTGTTGATGAGCACCTGAGCGTTCGGGCCGCCGATACCCACGCCAATAGCTTG